TATTTATTGTGTTATTATATATTATTAAACGAATCAACTAACAAAGGGAAAACAAAATGGAAGAGCATAGACTAAAGTACAAAGACAATACAGAGGAAATTCTGTATTTTGATCCGATACCACATAAGTATTATTGGAACGAAGAAGAACTACCATCGGCAACTGGCATAACCAAAGTTTTAACTAACGCAACCATTATTGGCAACTGGACTAGCAAAATGTGTAGTGAGGAATTTTTGAAACAAATTAAAGCTGGTAAAAGTTATGATGAAATACAAATATTAGAAATTGCTGATAAAATAAAAAAAGCAGCAAACTCTAATATGAATCAAGCTGGTCATGTTGGTAGTCAAGTCCACGATATGATTGAGAATTATATTCATAATAAAACTATTCCTGAAATTCATAATGATTTAATGAAAAAATCATTTAGTAAATTTAAAGAGTGGTATGATTTACAAAAAGGTTTGGAATTAGTTTTTACTGAAACTAAAGTTTTATCTCGTATTCATAAATATACTGGAACACTAGATGCTCTTTTTAAAAGAGGTGATGAGTATATTATTTATGATTGGAAAACTAGTTCTGGGATTAGGGACAGCTATTATGTGCAACTTTATTTGTATGTTATGGCGTTAGAGGAACAGTTGGATATTAAAATTAAAAAGGGTGTTATTGTTAATTGTACTAAACAAGGCAAACTTAACATAGCAGAATTTCAAATAGACAATGAAATGCAAGATGTTGCGATCTCTTGCCTAAAATTGCATCGCTTTTTAAACAACAAAAAGGAGAAATAAATGGCACACAAACAAGGTATCATTAGTAAGGTTTATCATAATTATAATGATAAAACTGGTAAGCCATTACCAAATGATAAAGTAAATCATAAGTTCTATATCGGTGATGAGATATTTATAATCAAAGGGAAATACATACCTGATTTTATTAAAGAGGGTAAAAAGGTTTCTTTTGCTTATTCTATTTGGTCACCACAAGGTGCAGATAAAGCATTTAATTTTGTGCAATCTGAAAATAACACTCTTAAAATTCAAGAACTTAAAGATCAAGCACAACCAGACACTTCATTTAATGTAGAAGATTTTGAAAAGGAAGCTATAAATGTTGCTTCTGATTTAGGTGCTACATTAACTGTTGAACCTATAAAGTCTTTTAATAAAGACCAGTATATGTTTATAATGGCTATGTGTAAATCTGCACTTGAATCTAAAGGAATAGAGTGTAATAAAGAATCAATAGATAGTTTTATAAAAGATATGAAACTTGTCTATGAACATAATTTCTAAAATGATTTCTAGGGTGGCAAACTTATTTCAAATTTTCCCTTTGATGTTTGCCACTCTGCCCATTGTATTTATTAACAATTTGATATATAAAAAGAAAATGATAGTGCGTTATAAATATTTGGAATTTACTGGTATTTATAAAGAGGAGTTTGAAAATGAACAACAAGCTCTAACGCAAGAAAAAGGGAAATTTGTTGATCTTGAAATAACTGGAATTAAATTCAAATCAACAAGAATAAAAAAAATTGATGGAGAAAATAAAACATCAAGTTCAAAATCTCAGGGACAGGCATCATAGAGTGTCTATGAAATACTTTGAACTAAAGCATAAAATGGAAAAGGCAAAAAGACTTAAAGATGCTTTAGAAACAAAAGTGGTTTTGAAATTTGAAGAATTACTAGCGTAAGTTAGTACTACAACCTAAAAACGAAATGGAAGGATATGGATAACTTTGCCTTAAAAAACCCAGATGAAATAAGACAACAACTTGACCAATACGCAGATGATATGTGTCAAGCACTTTATAATTTCAGAAGATTAGAAGAACATAAAAAAATACTTTTAGCACAATTAACAGTTAATGAAAAAACTGTTACTAATTGCTCTATGGTGGAAGCAGAAAAAAGAGCTATGTGTACTAAAGAATACAATACACACATAGAGGGTTTTTGTGTTGCTGAAAGAGATTATTCAAAAGCTAAATCTAAGTATGCTAACTTACAGAGTTGGGTAGATTTATACAGAAGTTGGCTAGTGACTAATCGTGAGTTAAGTAGATGAAAATAATACAACCAGAAGGAAAACTAAATGAACTTAAATATGAAGAACGAGTGGGAAACTATATTGACCTCGCAGAACAAAGGTTTGAAGAATATTGCAAGTCTAAATCTTTTCATTATAAAAAACTTCTTTTTAATGATGATTCTGATTTTGCTAATTCCCCTATTCCTTATTATCATAAACTTGGTTTATTGTCTGCGATGCCTGATTACTTTGTTTATTCCAAAAAAGAAGCTACCAAACAACAACAGTTCTTCGTTGAGGTCAAAGCCAGTAACAAAATTAAATTAAAAGATTTAAAAAAGTATATTACATTCGCACAAATGTTTTGTGATAATAAATTTACTCAATATACGATTGCTTTTTGTTTTAAAGATGGAATTAGATTTAAAAATATAGATCAAATATTAAAATTGTTGCCACAATCAAAGATTCAATCTTGGAATGATGGTATAGAATATTATCTGATACCAGTTTAATGAAGTGTGTTTGAAATTTCATAATCTATATCATCATTAAAATCTACAATTTCATATTCCCACTCAACGCCAGTAATTCTTAATTTAGTAGTTTGTTTAAGTGATGCCAAAAAATTAATTGAATTAGGAAAAGTGCCAGTATCAAAAAACCTAACATAAGCGATATCATCAATCATTCTATCATCATTTTTTTTAATAAATGAAATAGCATAAGTCACTAAATAGCAGTTCATTTTTTGAAGATGTCTAATGTAGGTTTTAGTCCATATATTGCACCAAAGATACCTACGATCAACCATTGATACCAAGAAGGAAACTTACCAAAATAATCAAAGAATAAATCTAGTTTCATTTTGATATTTACATCATCACTAATGATTGCGTAAGATAAAACTATAATTGGAACACAAACTACAATTAATACGAACTCATCTTTCCAAGTTTTATCTTGCTGGTCACCAACATCTCTTTGGTATTCAATTTCCCCTTTTGCCATTCTTTCATAATACCTGCGTTCTGCTTCTGATTCTAATAATTCTGATTGCTTATGGTTTTTATAAATTTCAGCACCAGTTTTAAAAACAGTTGGTATTATGTTCCACCACATATTAATCTATTGCACAGAAATTAATCTCGCCAGTTCCATCTCCTGATTTAATAAATGCAACTTGTTGTCCTGATCTTATTTGGAAATACTCAACAGTATTTTCTGGCATAAGTATATCTTCAGATGTTGCTGTTGGATTATAACCTATTTTAATATGTGCGTGTGTTCCTTTTACTGCTATCCTTACTATTCCTGAACCAGTAATAATTGCTCCTGATTGAGCAGATTCAGCACCAATAGTATGTGTTTCTGGTGCAAAATCTGTGTCTATTTTAATTATGTTCATAATGTACCCTATATGTTCCTTTTTATATTGTTTAAACCCTCAAATTACCCCTTTTTTTTAATGTTTAGGGTTTTTATAAGGTTATACTTATTAATAAGCCAAAACAGCTTAAAAACGCGTAAAATACGATTTATTGATTTTTATAGGTATCTATTAATAGGTTTATATAATGTTGTGCCTTTTTTAAATCCTCAATACCATTTTTATCTCTAAATCGTAAAACATACTTTATGATATTGCCTTCGCAAAATCCAATGTTATTTTTGATACAAAATTCTGTTGGTTGAATCTTATATTTTTTATAGTGATTACCACCTATTTGTTTTTTATAAGACTTCATAGACTGTCCTACCATTAGCTTTAAAAGCACGAAGATACATTTTTCTGTTTCCTGCTTTATTATAAGAGATATGTACCCACCCACTATTAATTTCTTCTGGTTTCCAAAATTCTAAAATACATTGGTCATATTCTAAATTATTAACTACCCAGTCAGAGAGTTCTTTATTTGGTATACCAATTACTTCGCAATCCACTGCCATTCCTAAAGTGTGTTGAGATGTAGCAGAAGAACCTATGGCTTTGCAAAGTTCTGGTGATCTATAACCTGATGTGATTTTTATATCGCCAAATTGATTTACTATTGGATTGATTATTTCGTAAATTAATGTTTGTAAATTAATTAATACTTGGTCTGTCGGTTCATTATCAATACCTAACCTAGTAGCTGTTTCTGAAAACAGTAGTTCTTTTAAACTAACTTGCCTATCCATTTGCCATCTCTGTTTAAAACACAAGGTAATAACTTTGGTTGTGAATCTATAATTAAACCAGTTCCTACTATAAATCTAGTTTTAAAATTTTTTGCGTATTCAAAAGCAAGAGATTTTTGATCTATCAGACAACCTACTTGCATACCCCAAAAAAGATTATCAGGATTAGCCCAGTATTCTATTTTAAATTTAGTATGAAAATGTCCCTGCACACAATTCATTCCATTTGTTTGTGAAACTTTTAGAACATCAGCAGAACGACCATGAGTAAATAGACATCTTTGTTTGTTAGGTAGAGTTAAAGTTAAATCATCTATCCATTTCCATTTTTTAGTTCCTAAAAATTCTCCATATTCTTTTAGATATGCTCTAGGCATACCATGTTTTAATGCTCGTCTATAAACCATTGATGAATGGTTAGAATCTATTTCTATAAGTTCTGGGAATATTGATTCTAATTCTTTTACATAATCTTTTGCTTTAACAAGTTCATGTCCAGCAGAAAATAAATCTGGGTTTGAATCGTGGAATGACAAAGCGTGATGGTCTAATAAATCTCCTATTGAAATTATAAATGTAGGTTTGTATTCTTTTTTAATTGCCTTTAAAAAATCAAAAGCATCTTGCCTATGATATGGCAGGTGTAAATCTGATATGACAAGAATTCTTCTTGTGTCCATAACTAACTAGTAGTTGTATTTGTTTTATTTAGCAAGAAATATTGTTATTAAAGCCAACGACAAAGCACCAAGCCCACATAGGATTGCCCAGTATAAACTAGTCATTTGTTTTTCTAGTTTATAGACTGAAGTACCTAGTATCTTAACTTCTCGTTTAATTCCTGTAATGTGTCCCCTTAGACTGATTAATTCTTCGTTGGTAGTTCTTGGCATAGTTATCTAAGCATTTGCAACTAGATAGTAAGCAACAACCACCAATCCAAAGTTTGAAAATGCACATTAAATTTTTGTGCATTAATATCAAATTAGTTTGTCAAAATAAAGTTATTTTTTGTATATGTTTTGAACTGTGTCTAAATACTGTTTCCAAAATGATTTTGCATCTTCAAAAGCATCTGCGTAGAATTTAGTCCAGTAGTTCTTAATGTCAGAATAATTTAACATTGAGTTCTCCTTTGAGTAAAAGTTATTTTCTTCAGTAGTATATATCATGCAGGATATATAATTGTGCAACGCACAAAATTCAAGACTACTTTATGTTAAGATGTATTTTAATTGACTCTATAAAGTCGTTAATTGCTAACTCGTATTTCCAACCAAGATAAACTCCAAGAATAATTCCTAGTATAAATGTTATCATTAAATTATATTCCAGTTTTGGTTATCTTCGTTCCATGTTAAATATTTACCTTCTAATTTTTGTTCTTCTGTAAGCAAAGGTTTTTCAACTGGTGGAATCCAATTTCCATTATTTCTAATCCAGCTTGGATATGGTTTTGGTGGATAAAAATATCCATTAACATAATCACCACCAACATAAGCTGGATTAGTAACTAATATTTGATTAGAACCTAATTCATAATTGTCAGCATAAACATTAATTGCAATAACAATTCCATCATCATTAAGAATAGCTACATCTTTACTCATGCCGCATACCTCACTATTACTAAACCTTTAAATCCATTTCCGCTAAGACCAGAACCACCTCCGCCTGAACCAAAAGAAGTAGCTGCTGCACCTCCACCACCTACTCCTCCATTACCTCCACCAGTTCCTGCTGTTCCACCAGTTCCAGAATCAACTGCTCCACCACCTCCTGAACAAACATGAGTCATACCAGTAAAAGTAGTGAAATTTGCAGATGTTAAATTTGAATCTATACTTGTAAGTGCTAAACCTTGTCCACCACTTCCTCCAACAGTTGAAGTTGCTTGACCACCTGCTGCAGTCGCACCGCCTCCTCCTCCTGCACCATAAGATGGTGCTCCACCAAGATATGCTACTCCACCAATATTTGTATTTGAACCAGAAGCAGCACCACCTGCACCAGTTCTATTACCATAAGTACCACCACCAGAACCTCCATCACCTCCAGCTGAATTATTAGGAGAAGTATCAGAACCACCACCACCTCCTCCAAGAGCAGAAATAGTAGAAGTTCCAGCAAATGAAGTTGCTGATGGTGTTCCACCAATAGTGCTTCCACTTTGACTAGCTATACCACCAGATGCTATTGTTACTGTATAATTTCCAGCAGTTAAGGTTTGAGTTGTGTAACCAGAAGCAGGTTCTTTTGCACCAGCACCTCCTCCACCACCATTACCTGTGCTAGTTCCATTACTACCACCTCCACCTCCAGCACCTATTACAGCTATTTCTACATTACCACCACTAGTGACAGCGAATGTAGATGAAGAATCAAATAAATGATATTTATATCCTCCAACTGTTACAATTTCTGAACCACCAGTAGCTTCAACTCCTGTAACCCAGATTCCTGCAACACGTGCATCATATTGTTCTTTAAGAGACCAAACTCCTGATGCTATTGATGTTGTTGGATTATTTACTACTCCGATTATCCCACCATTTTGTTTTGCCATAGCAAAAATATTTTAATTAACTTATTTCTTCGTATGAAATAACTATTTCCAAATCAGAATTTGCACTTGCACCACCTAGAATAGATTTATCTTCTTCTAAATAAAATGAATTTGTTTTATCTATTAAAGATAGAGTTGCATCTGCTGGAACAGTAATTGTATTTGCTAAAGCATAAGAAGTTCCACTTCCTGCCGCCGCAGTATTAATATCTATTGAAACAGTAGCGGCATTTGTGCCATCTACATTTGAAATCATTATTGAATTTATTTTAAAAACTTTTCCTGATGAAGCAGAATTTGCTAAAAGAACTGTTGTAAGACTTGTTGTAAGAGCTGCATATGTTGTCTTACCTGTTATCGTTGCTACGTTTACTATATTTGGTGCTGCCATATTTTTCTCCTTGTTTGTTTTATCCGAAAACTATTGACATAGCAATAGCTTTTCCTGTTGAAACACCACCACTAGCAAAACTCAAAACTCCACTACCATTTGTTTGAAGAACTTGACCAGAAGTTCCATCAGCAGAAGGTAAAGTTAAAGTTAAATTTGATGCTATTGTGTCAGGTGCTTTTAATGCTATGTAATTAGTTCCATTGTCAGTATCTTCAGGAAGTCTTAGTTCAGCACCAGCAGTTGAATTTCCAGTAACTGTTAAAGGAGTGCTTAATGTTGAATCTAAAATATCTACTGTGTTAGTCGTGTAATTAAATGTTGCGATAGAAATATCATCAGCACCATCATAAAGTTTTAAAATTGGTGCAGTAGCCGAAGTTGTGTCTAACCAAAGCTGACCAGCAACAGCACCAGTTGGTCTTGATGTTCCTGAATGAGTTGTTTGAATTGCTGATAGTGCGTTGTTCAAATCGCTTCTAAAAGCTGGGAAACCTTGGTTAGCTATGTTTAAATCGTGTTGTGCCATAATCTATCTAATATATTAATCAATAACCTTTTGCAAGGTAGTCAAAAGTTTTACTTACACCAGTTCCACTACTATTTTTGAAAGCTACATCAAAACCATTTATAGTTTTATTTGTCAGTAAGTAGTAATCACCAGTAGCTAAACCTTGTGCAGTAATACCAACAGCATAGTTAGCAGAATAAAATGGATTTGTAAATGTTACTGTGTATGTACTTGTACCTGAAACAATATCATTTCCACTAAATATTCTATCTGGCATATCAATACTAACTGATAAAGCACTAATAACTGGAGTAGAACTTAAATCAAATGAACGAAGTGAAACTCTAAATTTATAATATCTAGCTGTGTAATCTCCAACAACAAAGTTTCTAAATGATGTGTAAGTTATATTGTCATTAGATAAAGCAATTTCTAAATGTGCATTACAATTAGCAGGAGTATCACCATCAAAGTTAGATTGTGCGTCATCAAAATCTCCAGTTCTTGCGTCAAATAAGTCATCTAAGTTATCTGAAGTTTGTGTGATAGAAGCAATTACTCTTGAAGTATAAACTGCACCTATGTCTATTGGATTTGCAAATAAATAAGTTCCAGTAGCATATAAGTCAAAAGATGTAAGACCTGAATCAAAAAATCCAGTACCAGAATCAAAGTTTCCAGTTGCAGAATCAAAAAGTTCTGAAGAATCCAATCTTAATGTTCCATCTGATACGATTGTATTTGTTTTGGTTCCTGAAAATGTAGGTGATTCAGTTTGTGTTACAATAGCATTAAAGTTTCCTATTGTACTAATGTTAGTTGCTATGATTGTTTCATTAGAAGATAAGTTACCATTTTTATCTACTGCTTTAATTAAATAAGAACCTACTCTTGCAGGAACTGTGACTGAAGTAGCTGGTCTTGCAACTTTTTCAACTAAAGAAACTGAGTTAGCCCAAGATGCACCACTTGTTTGTGTTGAATATCTTATTTGATAGTAAGCTAAATCTAAGTCAGGTATTTGCGTCCAAGATAAATGTGCATCTCCACCAATTATATTACAAGCAAAATCTTCAACATCACTAGGTGGTGCAATTCCACCCACAATAGTTCTTGTAGCAGAAGTATAAGTTGATTGTACTCCTAATGTGTTAAATGCTTTTACTCGCACATTGTAAGTTAATCCATCTACGACATTTAATATTCTATGAAATAAACCTTTTCCTTGACCAGCTATAATATAATCTGTTGCTGTACTTAATTTATATTCTACTTGGTAATAATCTACGAATGAATCTGGTGATGCACCAATAGTCACATCAAGAGCAGTAATAACAACTCCATCTGAGTATTCAATTAATTGGTCATCAAGAGTTACTGAAGCTGGTGCAGAAACATTGTTAGGGTTAGGTAGTGTTGTGTCAGCAATAGTTGGTGCTTCTGCTTTTTCTGTCCAAGTGTAGAAATTATCTTGATGCTCTATAAGTTTTAAAGAAACAGTAGAATCTGTATTTATACTTAATCCATAAACCCTAAATGGTTTGGAACTAAATCCACCAGTAGAATAAGTTAAATCAACAATATCACCTATTGTTAAATTTAATGCTTCTGAAGTCACCATAACCTCAACAGCTAAAGCATTTCTTGATCTTCTTAATATAATTTCACAAAGTTCTTCAGCTTGATAAGGATTAGTTATTCCTTGAAATGTAAAATTACCTTCTAATTGTGTTCCATTATCTTCAGCTAATAAAGTTGCATATTGATCGCCTACTGGCAAACCTGAATCATCTGCTGGTGGGAATGAAACTGTATCTTCTTGCCATTCTTTGTCAGGATTAACGAATGTACCTATAACACGATTGTATTTAGTATTTTTCTTTTCACCAAAGATTTTAATACCACCTATAATATTATCAGCATTTAAACTTAATTGAGATGAGCCAGTATTTTCAATAATTAAAAAATATTTACCTTGTGTGTAAGTAAATATTGCTCTCATTGGATTTAATAATTCTCTTACATTATCTATAACTTTTTGTTCTGTATCTATAACTAGGTTTGTTTCAAATAAATCAATGTCTGATGGTGCTGAAGTATAAGGAGTGACTTGTGTGTCGCAAATGTCGGCACTTGTTTTAAAAGAATCATAATTAGTTTCAAAAGCTGTATTCGGCAAACCTTTTCCATATCTAGCGTTTCTTAAATAATCTAAAAGACATAAAGCAGAATTAGCAGAATATGTCCAAGTAGAAGCTGTATCTTGTCTATGAGAACCTGATCCAGCTTTAGTAGAATCTAATCTAGGATCATAAATTTTTTTGCCTTTTAAAACTACCTTAACTTCTGGTAGCGAACTAAATGCGTCTTGGTTCCAAGTAAATTTAAAAGCTAAATAAGCAACACCAGATAATTTGTGATTGCTTCCCCAGTTTGTGCTTTCATCTAATAATGATGAAACTGGTTGATTATCTAATCCATAAAATGCCTGAACTGATATTAAACTTCCATCTTTATAAAAATTAGTATCTGAACTATTAACTGTTCGTACTGTTCCATCAGTTAATGCACCTGACCAAACTACAAGTTTATCATTAACATAAATTTCATCTACTGATTCAATACCATTACCACCACCCTCGCAAAGAACTCCTGCCATATAAAGATATTGAT